CCTATCCCCTGTGTGCCTTGGCAGTCTCAGCCTCTCTATGGGCAGTCGGTGATGGCGCTTTCCTGGCTCCTGACCCATCCACTGGGTTCGGTGAGCCGGCTTGGGTCATGTTGTTGGATGAGGCAGGGGTGGTCGATGACCTCGAATCCTGCGCTGAACTCATTGAAGACCACTGCCAGCCCTTCCACCGTGCCAAAGCCATCGACCTCCATGCCCTATGACTTGGACCATTTATATCCAACTGCCCCAGGTCCTGGCCGTTTTCCTTTGCGGCTGGCTCCTTCTTCGATTTATTCGATCTTCTTTGGATGAGGTTATCCAATGAATGGATATCAATGTGCCTGTATGGGTTGCGGCTCCATGTTCGATGAAATGTTCACTGTATGCCCCGAATGCGAATCAACCGATTTAGTGGATGCTGAAGAGTATCAAGATTTAGTTGATGGCATTGATGGCGATTTTGGAGATTGACCATGTCTTTATGCGAAGAGGGTTGGGTTTATGAGTGCCCTGTCTGCGGTGTCAAAGGTCGCCTGGAACATTATCACGACCCTGAAACCGGGCTGGCAGCAGGTGAGGGTGAATTCGAAGATATGGATTCCCCAACACCTACCATGTGTTTCTCTTGCGCCGCTGTTTTTGACTTTTATGACCTGATTGAGCATCCAGCATGAAAGTCCTGGCTTGCACCGTTGAAACTATCCCATGTCCTCCAGAAAACGAGGTGTGGATTAGATTTCTCTACTGCTATAGATTTTGCTGCTTTAGGTATTACTGCTGAAACAACAACCTATGCGCTCACATTCGGTTTTGCTGCTGTGTTTGGATTTTTCGTTCTTGGTTATGTCCTTGGTATTGCCAAAGGCTTGATAAAAAAAATTTGAGCGATCAGCGCAGAGCCTAGAGGCTCTCCGGTGCTCGTTCACCACTTCATCAACACGTTTCACGAAAGGAAACTCCATGAAAACCTTCAACGTTGCCAAGAAATACGGCGCAAAGATCGCAGCTGCTGGTGCAGCCCTGACCCTGTCCTCTGGTGCATTTGCACAATCCACTGGTATTGACTCCATCCTGGATGCTGTCAGCCTGTCTGGCATCGAGACTAAGGTGGTCGCTGCCTGTCTGCTGATCGTCGGCATTGCCCTGGTGTTCAAGGGCCCTGATCTGGCTAAGCGCATCATCCGCAAGGTCTAAGGCTCCGCCCATGATCTCCGCCCAAGTCGCCTTGTTCTTTGCTCTGATCGCAATGCTCGGCGGTTTGGGCGCTTTTGCATTTATTTTGGGGATTAAGTCATGCGAGTGATTAAAACCCTTGTCCTAAGCCTTTTCTCGCTTATTGCCTTAAAAGCCCACGCAATTGATAGCATGTACAATTGGAACGGTTTAGAGTTTGTCCGTTCCGGCAATGCCCATCATGTGCACCCAGCATCTCCAGAATCTACAAAGCTTCGCGGTGGTTGGGTTTTAGATATTTCTGACGTTGAACCGAAGGCATCAGCATCTCATGCTATGCCATATAAAAACACCTCAAATGCACTCGTTACGGTAAAGCCCCATATAGACCCAAAAAAGGTTTCAGCAAGTGCAGCAAGCAAAATCAAAGAAGCTGCAAAAGGGGCGGGAGGTAATCCATATTTAGCTGTTGCATCGATTGGATGTGCTTTTTTTGTGACGCGTTGATTGATTGGGGTGTAGATCAGCTAAAGAGAAATGAAGATGGCTCTTTGTCTGCTGTAGTTCCAGATTCATCTAATACAATTATTTCTGATGGTTTTACTTATGGCATAAATAATTATCCATTGAGCGGATTTTCTTCTCGTTCACAAGCTTGTGCTGCTTATCTTGCATATGATGGTGTAACTCATTGGTCATTTTTAGGCGTGGAATCAGGTTCCGGAAATTGCCGATTTAAGACGCCAGATGGGACTTTAATTGAGCGTTCAACAACTGCTCGACCTTCTTCATGTCCTTCTGGTACTCCCATTACAAATGGCGTTTGTGGCGCAAATCCCCAGTCAGTTGAAACTCCTTTGGGTACTTATCTCGAAAGTCGCTATGTGGGCAAAGGTTGGGATCATCATTGGGCAAAAATGACTGCCGAAATCGTCAAAAATGGCGGTAATGTTTTTACTGATGGCACCAGTACTGACATTATTGGACCTGCTATTGTTCCTGTTTCAATTTCTGAAACCAAAACCTCTGTCAGCCTTGTGCCTGGAACAACAACCCCAGCGCCTTCTGGTCACACTGGCCCCACTGAATCCGGCACGCAAACAACGACAACAACAACGACAGCGCACAACAAATACAACCCTGCGCCTATGACGTCCGGCCAGTTCTGGTTCTCCTGCGTCTGGCCCGTCGATGGAAACCACGCAGAAAACCACCACCACGACAACCATCACCAACAACGTCACAAACATCACCAATATCGTCAACGAAACGACTACGGAAAAAGATGAGGCTCCCGAAGAGGCTCCAACGGATACACCATTTGCCGATCTGCCTGATCTCTACAAGCAAAAATATCCAGATGGTCTGATTGGAGTTCTGCGCACCCAAACGGCTGCCATGAAGGCAACGCCCCTGTTTCAACTGCCAATGCAGCTCATGGGCGATTTACCGCAAACAGGGCAGTGCCCATCTTGGCAACTTGATTTAAGTCTCGCCAGCTGGGCCAGCTTCGGCACTTACAACGTAGGCGCTGACTGCGCCATATGGGACTTTGCGGGCTGGGTTATTGTGATCTCGGCATTTCTCTTGGCGCGCCAGCTGATATTCGGGGGCTGATATGGGTGCAGCTATCACCATGGTGCTGGGCAAGATCGTAGGTCTTGCTGCCTTCATCGGAAAATTAGCAGTCGCTGCCTTTGCTGCTTTCTGGCTCTTGAGTACTGATCTCGGCTGCTGGCTGGTAGAGCAGCTCCTGTCCTTTGCCGTGGAAATGATCGCGGAAATGGACGTTAGTGAATTTCAACAAGCTTCAACTGCTTGGGGTTCTCTGCCCGGTGAAGTTCTCAATATCCTCGGCTTGCTCAAAGCAGGGTGGGCCGCTTCCATCATCGTCTCTGCAATCGGTATTCGCCTGGTTCTTCAGCTCATACCAGGAACAAGGCTCGGCTCATGATTAACGGATTAGAAGGCTTGATGGGTGGTGGCAAGTCCTATGAGGCCGTGCGTTACCACATACTCCCCGCGCTGCAAAAAGGTCGCAAGGTCATCACTAATTTGCCTTTGGTGATGGAAGCTTGGGAGCAGTTGTTTCCTGATCTTGTCCACCTTATTGAGATCCGCACGGAAGCTAAGCCAGTCTTAGGCACTTGGGATGCCGAAGCCGCAAATCGCGGTGAATTTGCATTCCGGGTAGGGGAGTTCAAAGAAGAACGCTTGCGCCTTGTCAACGACAAGCCATACCTTCCTCCCCCGAAGTCCAAAGCGCCTTTCTCTGGCGTCTGGTGCTTCTATGATGAATGGCGCGGTAAAAACGGCATCGGCCCTCTGTACGTCATTGATGAATGCCATGTCAGCTTCCCCAGGTCAAAGCCCATGAAGGGCATTGATACCCCTGATGACGTTATCCAGTGGTTCAAGCTCTCTCGCCATTTCGGTGCAGACGTTCTTTTGGCTACTCAGCGTTTTGGATCAGTTCATGAAGACGTTCGGGAACTGATCCAGATTCATCATCGTGTGATGAAGGCTATTGCTCTTGGTGATTCCGGTAGCTACATCAAAAAAACCCTGAACGGCTATCGCGGTGCGCAAGTCTCTGTATCAACGCGCAAGTACGAGGGCTTCTATTTCAAGCTCTACAAGTCCCATACACAAGGCCAGCAGGTGCAGGAAACCGAAGCCTCCGACGTCACACCATTCATCAAGAAATGGAAGCGTGGCACCTGGGCTTTCTGCGGCTTCACGGCCATGTATTGCGTCTATGCCTTCTGGCCCAGCTCCGCTCCTGAGCCAAAGCAAGTCAAGGAATTCAGGCAAGACATTGCCAACACGCCCCCAGGTCATTACCTGGAATATGACCCGCAAGGCAAACCCGTTCACGTACCCCCTGCGCAGATGGCTGCACGCCATCACCAGTCCAGCCCAAGCAAGACCAAGTGCAGCCCAAAAAAGACGACCCAAACCGATGGATGGCCCTATGGATGGCAAAACCCTGCACCTCTCTGGCATCACCACTGCCCATAGAGAGGCTGAGACTGCCAAGGCACACAGGGATAGGC